AATTCCTATGTGTCCTGTAGCATCTGCGTGGAAACTACCGTAAGCAGAGTTGTTTACATCTTTGCTGGCATACGCTCTAAAGTCTGAAAAAGTTCCAGTACCATTTGGAGCAGCACCTACGGAGGTTAGTCCATTGGTAGTAAAACTTTGGAATACCGGTCTATTGTCAAATGTTGCATTACTGAACTCACCAGTGATACGTGCTCCGCCGGTACTACCTAGTATCAAATCATTTTCTACACGAATGTCACTTTGTACAGTTAGCGGACTGGTCACTTGAATAGCACTAGAGTCACTGCTGGCAATCAAACTTGTAACAACAATACCGGTATGTGTACCTGTGGTATTTCCAGTTACGTTGGCAAATACTGGACCAACAATCTTGCCTTCGACTGCATCAATTAATTTTGTTGAGTCATCTGCAAACACACTACCTGTAGTATCGCCTACATGATAGCCTGTAAATGTACCTTGTACTACAGCAGCAGGGATTAGGCCGCTTACAGCATCAACCAACAAGGTTGAGTTGTCAGCAAATATGCTGGCATTCATGTCTGTGGTCTTGTCAAAGCCTATGGTAATTGTACCTGTTGATGCAGATAATGTAATTCCAGCACCTGCGGTTAAACTCAGTACTCCGGTGTTCTCAATGGTAATTCTGTTAGTTAAAGCACCGGATGCCAGTGCTGTGGCAATGTTTATGCCGCTGCCTTTGATAAATGTCAACGTAGCCGCAGTACTAGGAGCTGTCAGTGTTGCTTCACCGTTGACCACAATAGTTCTATAGGCATTACCTGCAGGCGCTGTGTTAGTGATAATAACTTTTCCATCAACATCAGGTAGTCCACCATTGCTAAGAGATATACTAGGACCAGCTTCTAATCTTATAACACCGGTGTTTGTAATACTAACGCTGCCTGTGGCCGCTGTGTTTACGCTAAGACCGTTGCTGGTAGTTAGACTTCTTACGCCGGTATTAGTTAATGTGATTGCGCCAGTTGATGCACTTACTCCCAGACCTGCGCTGCCAACCAAACTGGTAACACCTGTGTTGGCAATAATAATAGTATCTGAACTTGAATTTACTGTAAGTCTTATCGCCGAGCCTTCTTCTAAATTAATAGTGTCATTGAAAGAATTAGCCACTACGGATGTGTTACCATTAACGCTGACTTCTTTAAAGAAAGGTTTTTCTGGATTTATGATCAGTTCACCGCCTACGGTTGTACCGCTAGGTAGATCTATGGTTAGTCCTTCTGCGGTTATTTGAACACCACCTAGACTCAGTGTACCGCTAAGAAACAGGTTATTCCATCTGTTACCAGCGGAGCCTAGATTGTAGGTATTATTTCTAGATGGCACAATATTGGATCCCAAAGAATCAAAACTAATGCTTCCTGTGTTGCCAACGCTGGCGTATAGATCGTTAAAATTAGCATTGATATTTTCAAATGCTTCGTCTATGGTGCTCCATACTAGGGGAGCTTTGCCTGATGTAATTGTTCTTCTAGTCATTATGCTCTCCCTACTACTACTTCAATAGTGCCTATGTGATCTGAGTCATAGTCCTCAAGTGCTTTTCCTATCATAGATCCCATCCTTGGATTATCTGTTGCTATGGCCACACCTGCTATTCCACTGCTGACCAGCATGTCACCTTTCTCGATCTTACCAACTACTCGACATGGTACACGACCTGCTAGTGCAACATAAGGATGTGTAGCATCCGAGCCTGCTTCGCAGTTCATCATGTATGCAGGATTTGCAGATATAACACCTGCTACTCTCGTATCCATTTTGATGTTGCTGACTGTGATTTCTTTATCACCTCCGAACACCACAACAGTACCTACTGGGTATTCGTTGTCTGTGGCATAACGTTCTGCCAAGTCAGCGTAGCGTGCCGCTGTGGCTGTACCGGTCATGACGTTTGCACTAAAGTTACCGCTGCCGTCCCGCAGTACAATTTGATTAGCAGTGTTATTACTTGTTGCTGTTATAGTTGCGGAATTAGCTTGACTTGTAATGCTGCCTGCGGAAGTAGCATAGTTCACTGATTTATTAGCATCAGCGGTATTATCAACGTTGCCTAAACCTACTTTACCTTTAGTTAGAGTTAACCAAGTTGGATCACTGTATGAGCCAGTGGTGTAAACACCATTAGTTACTGTAGCAGCATTACCAGATATATTACCAGTCAATGAAGCTGTAATTGTACCAGCTGTAAAGTTACCACTTGCATCACGAGCAACAATGGCACTTGCTGTATTGGCACTAGTAGCATTGGTGTTGATAGTTCTTGCCGCACTACCATCATAATTTGATCCGCTAGCCCAACTTAGATATGTGCCTAGGCTTAATGCATTATTAACTTTGTCAGCACTGCTAGCATTGCCGTTTAGTGCGGCGGTAATTGTATTGGCACTGAAGTCACCGCTGCCATTTCTGTATACAATACTGTTTACTGTATTGGTGCTCAAAGCACTGATAGAAATAGTGTATGCTGTTCCGTCAGCAGCATTAGGAGCAGTACAACTTAGACCATTGCCACTTACAGCAACAGTACTTGCATATTGACCAGTTGTATCAACACCAAGTTGAGTAGCATCTGCTGATACAGTTAATGCCACGTTACTAACATTAGCACTGCCGTCTATGCTAAAGCTACCAGTTACATCGCCTGTAAATGTAACAGTTCTTGGAGTAGCCCATTTAGTGGATTCCATAGTACTGCCAGAAGCCAATGTCCACTGTCCAGTAATACTACCAGCTGTGCCAGTAGCACCTGTAGTTAATGTAGTAGAATACAGTGTACCTGTTCTAGCATCAATAGCACCAGTTCCTAGTGTTAGGTTGCTGCTGGTATTCATAGACCAGTTACCAGTAATAACACCTGCTGTGCCAGCATTACCAGTATTCAATGTATCAGTATAGAAATCTCCAGGACGCAGGTCTAGATATCCGCCGCCCCATGTTAAACTACTGGTACTAAACATTGACCAGTCACCTGTGATTGTGCCTGATGTGCTAACACCGCCTGTGGTAATGTCTCTGGTAGTAAATGTTGCAGTGCCAGTGTTAATAGTACTGCCAACTGCAACACTCCACTGTCCAGTGATAACACCAGCATTGGCTGTAGCACCAGTGGTCAATGTAGTTGACTGTAGTGTACCGCTAGAGAAATCAATCTTACTTGCAGAAGTCAGTGTCCAGTTACCAGTTAGATTACCTGTCGTGGTATTTGCACCTGTGGTAAATGTTCTTGACTTGATAGTTCCTAGACTAAAATCAATAACGCTGGTGTTCTGTCCAGTGATTTGACTAGTGCCATTTAACGACCAGTTACCAGTTATTGTGCCAGCTGTACCTACAGCACCTGTGGTCAGTGTTATAGACTTTAGTGTACCTGTGCTGGCATCAATAGTACCACTACCTAGTGTTAGGTTACTTGTAGTACCCATACTAAAATTACCAATCAGCGTACCGACTGTGCCGGCACCTCCTGTGGTAAATGTGTCTGAAGTAACTTGACTTACCTGTATCGGTGCAAAAGCACTGTCGTCATTTAAACGGAATCTATGACTGTTGTTTCTATATGAAGAAACTTTGTCAGTGATTAAACTACCGTCACCAATTGATACACCTAATACTCCGTTGAAACCATAAAGGTTAATACTTCCGCCTGTAGCAGTTACTGATGTATCTGTAAATTTCTTATTTTCACTAGCACTGGTTCCAATATAAAATGTACGAGTAGCATAGATATCTCTTGATCCAATGTCTCCGCTGCCGTCACGTATGACAATTTTGCTGTTGGCAGTAACGTCAGTTTGTCCTGTGTACAAACTTACTGCTTCAACTACAGCATAATCTCCGTCATTGCTGAATGTTGATACACCAGTTCTGCGTAGGAAACCAGTTGAGCTATATTGATTTTTCTTAATGCCAAGACCCGAGTTAACAACATCTGAGAATAAAATAGCACTAACATCGCCGGTGCCACTTCCTGTTCTGCCTAGGACAGTGCCTGTGGCAATTTGTGCAAGTCTACCAGGAACAATACCGTTGGTTTTTAATTCTACCCAACCACTGGTTAAGGTAAATTCTGCACTGTTAAAACTGGCCAATCCTCGATCTGCTTGTGTAATACCTACTGCATTGGCTCTGGTACTAGCAACAACCATTGACAGTTTGCTCTGAGCAATTGCCGCAGCACTGTTGATATTTGCATTATCGATAGTGTCATCTTTAACATAGATGTTCCAAACGTTCTGTGTTGAGTCAAGACCTGTACTAATTGCATTATCACCTGGAACACTTAGGTCACCACCAATGGTAACAGCACGACCTTCGTTGCCTGTTCCTGTAAATGCAATACCCATACCAGCAGATACTTGTTGCCCTATAAAGCTGTTGGCAATAATAGCATTGAAACTAATACTGCGATAGTTAACCGCATCCTGTGGATCAACTGGATCTGCAACGTTTCTTATTCTATTTTGATCAAGATTCAGTGAGCCTTTCATAGGCAACTGACCGGTCAATGCCATGAAACCACCAGATGTAACAGGAATCAATCTTCCGCTATCAACAGTAATTCCACCGTGATCTACACCTAAGCGACGATCGATATATGTTCTTGTTGCGTTTTCTGTTGGCACAGTATCAGTGGCATTATCCGACATCGCTGAGTCTGTTGAGAATTCAGCAATTGGAACACCTCGTTTAAAGCCCAATCCACTTAGGTTACTCAATGCCAATGAAGCTGCAAATGTAACAGTACCAGTACCCTGGTCAACTCTAAAGAACGGACCAACGGAGAAGTTACCAAACTGGTCAGTGGTTACAAAGAAGCAACGTCCTTCACCTCGTTCTACAATCTGTGCATACTCAACTTCGCCTGTGGTATCCAACAATGTTTCTGTGGCAATACGTACAGGCGGTCCATAAATCTCATTTGGATAGTTGGTATCAGCATAGCTACCTGTACCAATGTCTAGCAAGTCGTGTGATGTAACACGAGTCAACGCAATACGAATTGTCAAGGTACCTCGACTTCCTTGGCTTCTAGAGGCAACACCTGCAAACAAGGTTACAGCACCTACAAGATTAATAGCACTGTCTTCTAGCGCAGGAGTAAAGTAAACATTGGCATATGATTCCCCAGTAATGTTAGGATTATCATATTGTGTAATAGTATACACACGACCTTTCCAACCAAATTTCATACCAACTATTCTAACAAGGTCGTTGGTTCCAAGTTCAACAATAGCAAGTTTAGTACTGCCAGCTGCACCATTGACTCGGTCAACAGCAAATGTACCCGTACCGTTTTCGGCAAAATCAACAACTGTGGTGCTGCCTGGATAGGTTACCAATTGGAAATCATTAGCACCTTTGTTGTAAACATAGTATTGTATAGAACTAGATAGACCGGGATCACCAGTTGGCATCGCACCTGTAGCATCAAATCTAACAATGTCACCATTGCTGTATCCATGGCTGGTTTTGTTAACTTTATTTGTTGTGTGATCAAATGTACAGATAGTACTGTTGACTACACAGGTACCTGTTCCATAGTCTCCTAGTGTAGTGGTATTTCTTGTAAAGGTTCCGCCGACTGTAGGAGCACCAACATAGCCAATAGCATTCCAGTTGGTTGTGCCAACTGAAAGAATTTTATAAACAAAAGTTGATACAGATTCTCTAGCACCAATAATTAGTCTAGGACCGCCAGGGCTTGAACCTGCTACAAGAACATAGTCTTGTTTAGACTGCAAGGTCATTTCAGCATAGTTGTAGCTGTCTTTTAACAGTGTTTGAGCCAGTTTGGTTGCAACAAAATAGTGACTACCTGTGCCTGCGCTGACGATTTCAATAGGATTACCAGTTTTGCTTGAAGACACTTTAAATGTAGTAGCAGTATAGCCCTCATCTAAAATCCAATATGTATCATCTGGAATCAAACCTGTAGGCAATGAACCACTAGTATAAAACCTTACAGCATATCCAGGTAACTGATTGTGTGGGGTACTGGTAACCACAGTCCCGTTAGACACACTAAATGTACAAACACGATTTTCTGTAGCGGGAGGAAAGTAATCTGAAAATTGTAAAACACGATATAACTGACTTGTATATAATTCATACAATTTTAAAGCGGTACTAGGACGAACAGCAACACCAACAACTCCGCCGGTTAATACAACCTCAGTGTTCATTCTCAGCGTAACTCTTGTTCCATTAGCTACAGTAGCAACTAGACCATCTGTACTAGAACTTAAATTCAGTCTATAAATTCTTTGACCAGTACTATCGCTTGGAAAGTCAGCTTCTGATACTGCAGAAATTACAGGATATCGTGTAATTCCTAATAGTCCGCCGTGATCGATTTCTACTTCACTGAAGTTTCGCGGACCGTAGTCGTAGTCTGTAACATATATGAGATATTGACCAACAGAGTTAGTATACAAACCTCCTACATTATAAACCACAGCACCCTGTGTAAGATCATAATATAGGTCAACCGGAGTTGGAACTTCTAACGGATCGCTACCTTCAGCGGCCAGTGCATAAACACCGTGAGCACTTGAACCACCAACTGAACGTATCTGACCACCAGTTATAGAATAATAAGAAGTGTAGCAGTAGTATGTAAACATACTCACACACTCTGTTAGACCTCCGTTGGCTGCAATTAGACCATAGCCCATGTCACAGATCTGTGTAAAGTCGTTGGACAACATACTTCTGTTACCTGGCATTAGAATTTCAAAAACGTTTGAATTGTTATTGACAAATGTAATGGTAGATGCTTGGATTGAAGCTTTAGCCGCTTGCAATGTAGTTCTTGCAGTCTTTTTATAGGTATCGTAGGTTCTGCCTGCAGAATCAGCCACTAGGTCCGGATAAGTTGAGCCTGCAATGTTTGCCACTGCTGCACCTGCCGCTAGTTTCTGAGCCTCAGTTCCACCTGTGGTTCTGTAAGCAGCCAATGAATTAACGACTATTGAAAATAGTGTTTCTAGTACGGTAACAATAGTAGAATCGCTTGGGTTTACTAGATCTTTAATTTGTCCAGTAATTGCCCCGTAGGTTGTTGACACCGTGGTATTAACAATAACCTGTTTGGCAGCATTCTTGACCTGTGTTAGAGCATTTTCGTAGGCCTGAGTCTGCGTGGTTAATATCTGTAGTGTTAGCGCATCACCAACACCATTGAAAAAATTGTAAGCAGAATTTCTAGTTTCGCTGTCCCCACCATAGGTTAAGTCATAGCAAATTGCTGATATGATATATTCTAAATCTCTTTGAGCATTAATGGTAGAGTATACTAGCAGCGGATAAGTTGTAGTAATATATCCTGTTCCTAATTGTTTTAAGAACTCTGTATTAGATATCAACAATGCCTTGGCATTGGTTCTTAATGTAGGTGCACCTGCAGGATTTGGAATACTTAATGTAGGTGCGGCAGTAGTTCCTCTACGAATAATATTTCCATAGTTTAATTTACTTTGAGCAATGGTAGCTTGACTAGAAGTGTAATACACTGTGGGAGCAAGTGCGGCTATTCTTGCCGCTGCAAGATCATGAGCGTAGTCGATAGCTCGGAGAGTTAAGTCTAATTGGTCATCAATAACCACAGCAGCATTGGCCTGACGATAGGTTAAAGCAGCTTTTCTGCTCCAATAGTTACCGCCTTCTACAATATCGTAACCTACACCGTCAATGATTAAGCCAACGTCTCTATTACAAATATTTTGATCATAGGTAAACACCGGATACGGCCAAGGAGTAGTTTCATCTAGAATCAAAGTAGCTGTACTGCCACTAGTACCGTAGGTAAAGTCTCTAACATAGTTGATTCGGTACACTTGATCTTCAACAATAAATGAAGCTGGCAGTTGTGGGAAACGTTTTAATTCGCTGACCGATAATCTAGTATTGCTGATTTTTTGAGTAATTCTAAATTGTATGTTACCGGTAAATCCGTCAACAAACATACCACCGTTGAATTGATGTTGTCCATTGCTTAATGAAAATACAGCGCCTTCTTGTGCATAGGGTGACTTGGCAAGAATCTGACCTTCTGGGTCTAGTACCAAGGCAAAACCGCCGTGACCTTGCATACTCAAAGCACGTAGGATTGTGGCATCATTCATCAAGAAGATGTCCATTTTATCATTGTCTAACGGTTCGTTGAATGAAGAACTCGAAGTATCAATGATATCAACAATCACATCTGCGAGTCTTGCAATAACTCCACCGTTAGGTACTACATCACCCGAGTTTGCGGTATAGGCAAGAAAGTTTGTACTATCAAGAGGTAAAATATTTCCGTACTCATAGATCACAAAAGATGAAGTTGTAGCAACAGTGATAGTAAAACTGCGGCCGTTAAGATTTGTCATCCCTTGCATATTACGGAAAGTAACAGTTTCTCCTGTGGCTAATCCGTGGAGGCCATTGGTTGTAACAGTACAATTAACATTTCTTGAAACAGACAATATGTTTATTGCTGTGCCACCTGCCCCAGTTTCTGCTGTGTATGCACTATCAATGACTTGCGGTTCGCTGTATTCTATCACAGCTCCTGTATAAGGATTTGTATAAACAGAATTTACAACTTCGATATTTTTAATTATTGCTTGAGCTACAGTTTCTAATCTACGAATAGCACCGATGGTTTGTTGCAATTGAGTAGTAATTGCTAGAGTTGCACTAGCATTGTTGGTATCTCTGTATTTTAATGCTGCTGATATAGTTCTAGGAGCACTACCGTAACGTAGGTCAAAGATCATAGCATCTAAAAGTAAACCTACATCTCGTTTATAAATATTGCTATCATATTCAAATCCTACGTAGGGATCTTTTTCTTCAGCGATCTGTTTGTTGATCCAGGCAATAACTTCTTCTTGAATAAATGCTTTGTTTAATGCCAACAAATCAGCCGCTGATCTATAATAACCTTTGTTATTGATCAATGTTTCTGGATAAATTGGCTCATCAGCATTGCTGAGATAATGATAGCCAAATAGGCTTTCTCGTTGAGAGTTATAATCATTTCTAGCTGTGTTTATACCGTCAACATATTTGTCTCGTCTAAAGTATTGGAACGCCCAAGGACTTGAGCTCATACCTTTCTTTGGACGGATAATGCTACGGCGGAATTCATCTCCACGAATTGAAACGTTCTGCGGAACCTTTAAGGGTAAGTTTTCGTAATAGATACCAGCTTCAACAAACACAACCAATTGTCTAGTATTGGCAACATCGCCATAGCTAATACTTTCGCCAATTTGGAATACACCATATTTGATATCAATATCAAATAATTCGTTACCACTAGTATCTAGTTCTCCTCTATGCGATAGAATCTGAGCCAGTGCTCCAGATGTTTCGCCTAACAAGAAAAGTCCTTCTCTAATGTCTCGACCACGTTTTGCTTCCGAGCTGTCTGTGGTTACATCTCCTGTAAAGTCTGTTCTTTGATAGCCTGTGTAAATGGCAAATCTTGGAAGATTAACCACGAGGCTTGGAAATTTTGTAAATCCAGCGCCACCGTCTGTGATTGTAATACCTGCAATGGTTCCGCTGACAATGTCAGCAAAGCCAAAGCCGGCTGTTGCCTTAGTATCTAATACTGTTGGGCTTACACGAACAGAAACCAATCCAAACCCACTGCCTGGATTTTCAATAATAGCGGTACTAACTTTGTATTTGATCAAGAATAGTGCATTGGTACCATAGGTGCTTCCTGGCACTGTGCCAGTCCAGTAAACATAACCATCAGCATTTGTTGCAGGCAATCCAAGTCCAGTGCCTCCTAGACCCTCATCAAACTTTCCACCTACTAAGATTTTGTATGTTAAAATAGGACCGTTTGGTGTTCCTGGTTGACTGTTAACTGTTAAAATTTCTATTCTTGCGGCATTAATATCCAATCCGCCAGCCGGGTTAATTTTTAATACCTCGCCAGCTTGGAAGTTAAAACCACCATTTATCAGTTGTACACTATCTACAGTTAAGGTAACACGTCCTGCAAATCCTGAGCCAGAGTCTGGAGATACTTGTATTTCAGTTAGTGTAGCATTGTTTCTAACTCCGGTATCTGGGTTAGTCCAGGTTAACACTTTCCTGTAAGGTCCAATCTCAGGAGGACTTGATTTAATAATTTCTTCTGCTCGCTTTAGCGCGGCTTCTAGAGTTCTGTAGGCAAATGGTAAAGCGCGGCCTTGTGTACTAGCACCAACACCAAGTCGTTCGTCGCTGCCTGACGTAGATACATATAGGTTTACACGACTGGCATAACCTGCATTATCTACGTAGTTTTTAGTAGCGGCAACAAGCCCATTATAGGTTATATCATCTTCTGGTTTTGGATTTCTAGAAAGGACCAAAGGACCAGTCATAGTGCCAAATGCAGAGTTTATGACTCCTATTGCTGGGTCTATTGCTGTTACACCTGCAAGAGAAATTTTACTGTCTGCATAGCCTTTATTAGCAGCTTCGTCAGTACTAACTGGAGTTGTTAGTTCTTGAATCCTAAATTGTGTACCGCCTGATTGACCTTTTAGGTTTCCACCTAATCTTGGATTTGTATCTGCAGAAATAGTGCTTCTAGTGTTGGTAATTGTGATTTCATTTTCGTTTTCAAATACCAAACTTATACCAGTTCCAGCGACCAATTGCTTGAATACCAATCCAGACTCGTTGGCATTCACTGAGACAAGGGCATTTTATCCTTGATAGTAGGCATCGCCTTCACCACCAATAGGAGCGTCTTCTAAAGTGGAAAACTTTAGTCTACTGCCTAAGCCTAATGCTCCGTAGAGTTCTCTGAAGTTGTCATTTACTTTTCTAAATGAGTCGCGAATACTGTCGCCTGTACCGTCATTACCGACAATACCTATATCAATCGTTTTTCTTGCCATAGTAGAATCCTAAGATTTAAGGTTGCTCTACTATTTAGCTCCAAAGTTTTATAAGCCGAATGTAAATAAAGAATGTTCCTAATGACAGAACTTCAAGAAAGTCAATATGTTAGACACAGTAAGCTAGGGGAAGAGCACACCTATACTCGTAGCAAGACTCTGGCTGTGTTTCGCTGCGACAATTGCGATGAAACATTTAAGAGAGATCTAAAACATGTAGATCGTAAGAGGCTGAGCAACAATTATTTCCATTGTTGTAGTAATTGCGATCACAAAAGATTCGCTCAAAGAAAAGGTGTTGAGCGTAAAAAAATATGGGACTTGCCTGCTAGCAGTACGTTACCTGTAGGGCGTTATTGATTTACGCTTCTCGTTCCATGATAACCATAGTACTTCGATAGCCTACAGTTTTTCCAATTTGAAACATTTTTTGATTGTTTAGGCTAAACCAAGTTATGATTTTGCTTCGTCCTAGTTCTTTGGCCACAGCATTTACACATTGATGTAGATAGTTATAAAGGCCTTGCTGTCTATATTTGGGATCAGTATAAACTAATACAATCCAAATTCCGTCTGTGTCTTTGGATTTTTCTAAATCATAGAACAGTGCTGAAGCGATTTCATCACCGTCCTTGGCCCAGATTACCCCGTGTACATCGGGCAAGCTATCTTTGGTATTTCTTCCGTTGCCTATTTGATTTAATTCAGCTAGTTTTTCTTGAAAGAATTTATTGCTTTCATTGCAATCTTCTTGAAAAATATCAAATGATATTCCTTTACGACTGATAAAAGGTTTTAAAATTGCTGTCATGCGTTTTCAATTACAGTATTAATTTTCCCCCAATCAATGATTTTCCATTGATTTTCTAGGTATTTCTGTTTGTCAGCTTGATAGTCTAAGGCCCAAGCGTGTTCCCACCAATCCACTAGCAACACTATATCTTCTTTGATTTTGTGATTGACAATGGTTTTAATACTACCATTACGTGCTAGATAAACCCAACCACTGCCTTGAATGCTCATTGCTACCTTGGCAAATTCTTCTTTAAATGCTTCAAAACTTTTAAAGTTATCTTCTATTAATTCTAATATGGCTCCGCTGGGATTGTTAGAACTAGAAGGACTTTGAAATTGATTGAAATATATATTATGCAGAAAAGCACCAGCCTCATTAAAATCACGGTCGCCTTCACCCTTATTGTATCTATCTACATAGGCTTTATACAGTGAAGCAAAATGATAATCTATGGTTTCTTTACTCATCACAGGCTCTAGGTCTGTACGAGAATAAGGCAAGGACAATTGAACTAACTTGTCTTTTTTGCCTTCAACGATGAAGTTTTGAATGAATTTAAATGCCATACGTGTATTTACCGCTAAATAAATTCCTAAGGAGATTAATATGCTAGGATTACTAAAGAAACTATTTGGAACTAAAGAGGCAGCACCTGCACCAGCAGAGGCTGCACCTGTTCCATATAAAGTTGAAACGCCTGCTGTTGAAGCTGCCCCTGCTCCTGTAGTAGAGGCACAGCCTGCTCCTGTAGAACCAGCACCGGCTGCAAAGCCAGCTAAGAAGCCTGCGGCCAAAAAGCCTGCTGCTCCTAAGAAGGCTCCTGCACCAAAAGCAGCCCCTGCTAAGTCTACAGGTACCCGCAAGCCAAAAGCTAAGCCAGCTGCTTAAGACCTTGCTCGTAGAGCGCAAAGCTGGCAAGATTCTTGCCCTTGCTTTCGCACATTATGTCAAAGTTGTCACGGAAGCTCAGAGCCCATTCATTCACTGCTGTGTTCCAGTAGAAGTTTGAGTGTGCCCTGAGCTTTGCTTTTTTGTATCCGTTTTCTAAGAGGGACGGAAGATCGGGGCGGATGTGTCTGGGATGCTCAACAATACAGTCTTCCCGTGATACACTGTAATGTATAACAGGGCGGACACCACGCCAACTATCAATAATCCGCTTAACACGGTCGTCATTCGCATCTATATATTCTCCTGTGTGTATCCAATGATGGTGTATGTCTAACACCAATGCGCAGGTATTTACCAGCTCAAGACTTGAGTCAATGCCCCAAGAGATTTCATCGTTTTCAATTGTTATACAATTCCTTGCCTCGGGACTCAGGCGTTGCATAACACGTTTAATGCCCTCGGGACCTTGTCGGCCACTGATATGTACATTAATTTTAAAGTCTTGGAACTTTTGTCCGTAGCCCATCCACCGAGCCATATCGGTGTGATATTCAAATTCTTCTATACTGCGATTTACAATGTCCGGATTATCACTTGCCAGCACAGTAAACTGACCAGGATGAAAAGACAACCTAACGCCCCTCTCGCGAGCCAAAGCTCCCACTTCTCGAAATCCTCTTTCACAAGCGTCACGGACAGAGGGAATCCGCCAAAACCCGCACCAACTTGGCTCAGTGTACACAGGCAGTAGATCGCTGCTGAGTCGTACCATTCTAAGATCTTCATGTTGTTTACCTACTAGTTCAACCAACTTGCGAGTAGATTCAATGTTCTGGGTCATTAGATCCCAGAGCTTTTGTTCCGCTACTTCTTTGGTCTGTCTATTTAACCAGGCAACCGTGGTGCTACCAGTATTATACTGTTTGCAGTTGTCTTTTTGTTTAATGCCATTGATTTGACTTGGGCCGTCAATCCATTTGCAGGCAAAGCCTATGCGTCTGTGTGTAGTGTTCATACATATAGTATAACACAATCACTGCCAGTTGTCAACTACAAAAGGGTCAGGAACAACATCAGGATTTGGATCTCCATGAAATACTGCAATAGAACAAGCAGGATTGACCTGTAGATCAGTAGCAACAAACTTGAATCCACTTTTACCCGTTCGAATAACCAATTCTTCTCGGCTGCGAATTTCCCACTTGTAACTTTGTATCCATTCTATAGGCCAAAATTTAATTCTATTCTTGGCCACATGCCATGTCCAATCTTGATCTCCGTGCATACGTTGAGCATTTGCAGGATTGGCAACAAATCGATCCCAAATGTCTGTTTGTGTTCCGTGTATCCAACTCATTACACTACTGTTAAGATACTGCCAATTAGGATGAAATTTTCTATTGAAGTCTTGGATCCCCATAAAGTCAGTTCCAAGATTGAATACCAGTTTATCTAGGTTACCGCAAATTACAACATCGAGATCTAGATACAATATTCTTCCAGCAATATTCAAATTGGGATCAAACATATGAACCTTATGCCACCAAGGTTTAACATAGCCTGCACTACGTTGGAATATTGTTCGTACACCGGAAATTGGAATTGGATCGTCAGTCAAGCAGGCAAATTCATAAGGACCAGTCATATGACGACTGACCATGTTTCTTAATCTTTCTACATAGTCAGGACCATACTTGTTACCAAACTTAACACATAGTACAGTAATTTTATCTGTATTGTAGTCGGGTGGGGGTGCATTTAAACTATCTAAGGAAGGAATGTATCCGTTTTGTTTATAAAAACGAAACTGTTCTTTAGTTAGACTGTCTTTTACTTCTTTTGACAATTTCATCGATAGCGACCAATTCTTCTAGTATTCCTTTTAACTCATCTAGTTTAATCATATTCGGACCATCACTAGGTGCGTTATCTGGATCTTCGTGTGTTTCCATGAACAGAGTTGACACACAGCCTGTGGCTATAGCAGCTCTCGCCAGGTATGGGACCATGGTCCTATCTCCACCAGATCTTTCTCCCATTCCACCAGGTTGCTGAACACTATGAGTAGCATCAAAGACCACTGGATAGCCGGTGCTTGCCATAATGGGTAGGCTACGCATATCCACAACAAGATTATTATATCCATGAGTATATCCTCTTTCACATAACATTATGCGTTGGTTACCAGTGCTGGCAATCTTTGCCGCAACATTTTTCATGTCCTGAGGAGCAAGGAACTGACCTTTTTTCACATTGATAGCACAGCCAGTTTCACCTGCGGCTAACAATAGATCAGTTTGTCTACATAGAAATGCCGGTATTTGTAGTACATCGATACCTGCTTCTGCACATTCTTTTGCCTGCCAGCTTTCGTGAATATCTGTTAAAACAGGCACTCCAAACTGATGCTTGATTGAGTTAAGTATTTGCAGACCTTCTTCAATGCCTACTCCACGTTTAGTAGATATGCTTGATCGATTGGCTTTATCAAAACTGCTTTTGTATATCAATGGAATACCTAACTGAGCTGTAATGGCAATGAGCCTAGCACAGGTGTCTTCGGCGTGATCTTGACTTTCAATTTGACAAGGTCCTGCAATAAGAACGAACGGCAAATTATTGCCGATGGAAAGTGTGTTAATATTAAATGTACGCATATTATTATTTACCAATGCCTAATGACCCCAGCAATAATAAACAGGTTTGTGACGATATAGGTTAGAACAATGAGTGTGCGAATAAGTGCTACTCTATCAGCTTCCTGATTAGTAGCACCTGATTTTTCACCCAATGCTTTTGCCCAAAGTCGCCAAATGACTTTAGACTTCGTACGTAGCCGAGTTAGCACCGTGTTCTGCACATTCTACCCTAACGCAATAGCAACGATTATCAGTCTTTTCTCTGATCAAAGTGTCAGCGAAATTGAAAGCATGTTCGGCAAACTTCTCTGCACCCACTCCATCAAAGACTCGGATCTCAGCTAGACCCAACATTTCCAATTCTA